CATAGCCATAAACAACGGTCTTGATTGTCAAGTTACCAGCGCCGGTCGCATCGTAGCGAAGAGCGAATGGTGAACCTGGTTGCTCCCATAGATGATTCTCTCCTGCGGTGATGCAATAGATTTCATCTTGGTTTGTTCCAGCGCCTTGTGTGGTTGTGATGTTTGCATCGGTGATGATTGGAAGGCCAAGCATCTGATAACCGGAATTGCCGTATCCGGCAACGCCTGTTCCGCTTCCGACTGCATTCATTGGGCCACCAGCAGCAGGAACTACAAGTGGGCGGTTTGAAGAATCAACTGCTGCAAGGAAGAAAGCCAAACGGCGTGGGTGCATCAACCAATGTGTCGGATTGACGAACGCGTTTGTCTGAATCTTCTGAATTGCATCAGCGAGTTTTGGATAAAGAAGTGCAACTGTTGGAGCAGTTGAGGTGAATGTAACTGCGTTTCCACCTGCGCTGCGAAGACCTGTTGGTTCTCCGCTTGAGCCTCCACCATTTAGAACTAGGTCATCGAGCTTGGTCTGCCAAGCACGAATCAAGTCAGCGACTACGAAGGCATCAATGCCTGAACCGCGCTCGATTGCTTGACGAGATACATCTTGCTGACCTGCAACTGTGACCACATCAATAGTCAACAGCGTGTCATCCATATCTGTCTCAGATACGGCGTTGTTCTGTGGGTCTTGTGCTGCTGCTGAAGAACCAGTTGTTCCACGAGAAATATTTAGAGTCATTCCTGCTTGTGGAAGGGTGTGCTTGGTTGTTCCGAAGTCAGCGTATGGGCGACCTGCACGAGCCAAAGGCGCTGCGAGATCGATGAGATACTGAGGAATTACAAGACCAGCGAATGCGCCAGTTCCGACATCGCGGCGCTCGATTTCCTCTTCGCGCTGATGGCGAGCAAGGCGATCTTGTGCTGCATAGTCAGACTTGAACTGTGCATTGTAGGCATCCATGATGAATGAATTGCCGGACTCTGAGGTGTAGGTGCGAGCTTCGCGTGTAACAGTTGTCACGGAAGGAGTCGCAACAGAAGCAACGCTCTTGCGAGCCTCTTCTGCCTTCTTGTCGGCTGCTGCTTGAGCAGTCAACTTTTCAATTTTGTCATCGAGTGTGCGTGATTCAGCGACGAGGGCTTCAACCTTCTCGGTTTCCTCGGCAGTTAAATCGGTGCGGTTTTCTTTGGCTACTGCCTCAAGAACTGCATCCATTTCTGCCTTTACTGCATCACGGCGCTCAATTACTTTGTCAAGAAATGACATTTTATTTTTGCTCCTTGATAGGTTGGTTTGAAAATCGAGGTGGTGGCGATGAATTTCTCGGCGCTTTAAGGGTGAGAATTTCGCTCCGACTTCGTGAATCTGTCAGATTTCTGACAGAAAATTAAATGTTGCTTCTTAAAGCCTTGGCAAGACGAAGTGAAATCTTGCGAGCAGCTTCTTCAGTTGCTTCCGGTAGTGGATTGATGTCTCTCAATTCTGACATCTTATGACCAACAAGGGTGTCAGTTGCTCTCCAACCATCGCGGAATTCTTCATAAACTCTTATTAGAACCGCAGGATTATCATCCTCTGCGGTGATTGTAAAATCAGTTCCAGGTATATTCAAAACGCCTTCGCGTTGAATGCGCTCGATACGACCGCGAGCCGTTCCACCTGATGAATCCCAAGCAACAAATCCGCCAACTCTTTGGCGGGATTCTTCCTCTTCTTCTTCATCATAACTATTTTCGCCAAGCAAGAGAGCCATCATTTCAACTGACTTCATAATGTATTCGTGACCTTCTTCTAGGTCATCGAAGATGCCTTTGAGGATTGCAAGACTTTCGCCGGTAACTTCACGGCCTTCCTTGACTGCCTGAATTGCGCTTCTTAGAGCCTCACGCGCCATCACCGAAGTTGTTGGATACGCAGGATAGGTGACCATTGAAACATCACCATCGGCAAGAGAAACTTCTGTCAGGACTCGTGTGCTTCTGTCATCGCTCCACTTTTGGCGAATGACTCGGAAAGCAAAACTCATTTGGTCAACATCGCCACGCTCAACAAGGGTGTAAATGTCGCGGGCTTCTTGGGTGTTTGCTAACTCTGCCTCGAAGTAAAGACCCTTCTCATCTTCACGGAGAACAAGAGTGTTGTTCTTTGTGCGAGCTAGTGGCAAGCCTTCGTGATTTATTAGCAAGCGAACATCAGGTGTTTCGCTCAAGGTCTTGCGGAATGCGCCAGGTGCGATGCTCTCTCTGAAAGGAAGCGGGAGGCTTGGATCATTGAAGACCGCAGCATAACCGGCGAGTTTCATCGATCCGTCTTCGGAACGAGCCTCGACATTTCGCACATTGTAAGTGCGGCGTTCTATTTTTTTCATCTTACTCCTTGAATCGGCCTCAGCATCTAGGGCATCAATCTTGCGTTGCGCCCAGTTCTGCGCTCTGTCACTAAAGTTGGAATCCCCGCCCCACAAAAGCCAAGCCACTAAACCTGCACCTGGATATTGTGAATCAGATGGATCGGAGTTCTTCGGTGCTTGACCGTCAACTTTATGACGAGCGAACCACGGTGCCATCTTTCGGACTTTGTTTTCACTTACTCGACCGGCAGCCATTTCACGAGCTTCTCGTTTAGTGCCTTCGGTCAGTCCATCTCCCCCAAAACCTTCTCGCAAGTATTCAAGACCGCGAGCAGCGTTGTCGCGGATAAATTGCGGAACGGTCAAATCTACCTGTCGAACTTCTCCGCCTGGTTCGATGCCTTCTTCGATTGACACGGCAATCATTTGGTCAATGGCATCTTGCTTGTTCTCGTGGCAACCGATGGTTTCATAACCGCCGTCAGCATCTTCTTTGACAGTTGCCCAACCTTGACAGTCGGATTGTTCGTTCGAGATGAAATAGGGCATCGGCTTTCCTAGATTAGAAGGAGGACTTCGTTATCGTCTTCAATAATTGAAAAGTCAATGCGCGAGATGGCATTGGCTTTGATTCCTTTTAAGGTTGCCTGCGCCATCGCCTGCGCGATGATTGGCTCAACTTTAGGAACTTCAACCTGTGGGAAATTTGGTTGAACATAACTTGGCGACCCGCTCTGACTAATTGTGACTTCAGGTGTCGGCGGTATCGGCGGTGTTGGGATTGTGTTCGCCTCTGCAACCAATGAACCGAAGGAGGATGTTGCGGTTGCAAAGGTTGTTCTGACTGCGGCTGCGGTAGCAGTCACTTCCCCAAGAAGTGCAGAGGCGACCACAAGATTTTCGACTTCGGCAGTTGCGCTTGCGCTTACGCTTCCGAAGTTTGATGATCCACTAGCAACAGGGCCGAGCAAGTCAACATCAAGTTGCCCTGTGCCAAGAATCAAGCCTGGCATATTAGCTCGCTATTGTTAGTGAAACTGTTAAAGAGCCACTAGGGATGACATAAGTATCGCCAGCACTATAGGCATTGCCAGTAATGCTGCCACTAAATAAAAAGTTACCAGTAGAAGCGTTATCCCAAGCAGAAAAGAAAGTGGCATCTTCGCTGCCCGCAATATTTGTCCAAGTGATGTCAGCATCGCTCGTGAGAGTGCCAGCAGAAGCCGCACCGAAGGATGCAGATTGACGAGTCGTTTCCGTGGCGGGATTTGATGTGCCATTTGCTCCAGGGTCTCCGATGTGAAGTTTGATGTAAACAGTTCCCACCGAGAAACTTGAAGCATTACCTACTGCATCAAGAAGTTCGTCTGCTAAGTATGAGGAAATTCCGGTCGCCATTATTCGCCCTCCATAAACTCTTCGATGACTTCAACGATTCGACCGAGTTCATCGCGCTTGACGACTTTGCGAACCAACTTGCGTTCAATCGTGTTTGTGACTTCTACCTTTGGAGCCTCGACATTGACGGTCGGAGAAGCAACTTCAACTTGAGGTGCTTCAACCATCACAACTGGTTGCTCTACATTTACAGTCGGAGCAGCGACATTTACAGTCGGTTCAGGAACCTGAACAACCATTTGAGCATCTCTTCTCTCACGAACATCATAAACGCTTTCAGGGTCGCTCGGATCGATGGTTGAAATCTGTTGTAGTTGTGAAGAAGGCAATCCGGTGTGAGCCATTGCAGGCAAGCCAACGGCTGCAAGAACGGCAGCAGGATCAAAGCCAACTTGAACAAGTTGAGCCGCGATTTCTGTGCGCAACTTCAAGCCAACATCCTTGGCATCAGCAGCATCGATGTTCTGTAATGGAACACGGAACTGATCGCCGGCTTCGCCAAGCGGTGCAAGGTCTTCAACCGAGCGAACATCATTGAGGCTCAAGAAGCCTTCACGAAGTCCTTTGGTATAAGCCTCATAACGCTCAAGGGTTGTGCCACGAAGAAGGGCATCAAGGTTGAACTTAATAAATCCATCAGACTCAGGAAGTAAACCTGAGAGTGCTTGCTCTAGGCGCTCAAGTAATGGGCGAAGTGAATGCTGAACAAATGACAAGTTCTGTGCTTCAACTGAAGCAAAACTCATTGCGCCTGATACTGGATGACCAAGCAGGCTCAACGGAACACGGAATAATCTCGCGATCTCCTCGACATTGAATTTTCTCGTGTCTAGGAGCTGGGCATCTTGAGCGTTTAGTTGCAAAGGCTTAAAGGTTGCGCCACCTGTAAGAATACCGATGCGACCAGCGCGACCAGGGCCAGCGTGAGAGATATTCCAATCACGGCCTAAGTCAGCAGCTTGTTCTTGTGTCAGTTCAGTTGGAATCTCGATGATTCCGCCAGGGTTTGCAGCGTTGCCGAAATAAGAAGCGGCATAAACATCAGATGCCATCGCAGCGCCAAGAGTTGTTCGAGCAGCACCTATCGGGCCAAGTCCATAATGTTCACCAGGAAGGCGGAACATCGGAATATGAAGAACATCTTGCTTTGTAAGTCTTTCGACATACATTGTGCCGGCATCATAGACGGTGACTTCGTATTCAATCGGAGCATTTGGCTCAGGGCGATGAATGCGAACGCGCTCAGGGTTTAGGCAATAAAGTTCAACAACTTCGCCAAGATTGTCACGAACGGTCAAGATAAAAGCGTTGCCGTGAATGTTTAGTGACGAGATGACTTGCTCTAAAAACTCAAGGCGAGTGGCATCAGGGTTGGGCTTATTAACCCACTCAGGAATTGATCCATAAACGGCAGCGTAAGAAATGCGGTTGCGACCACGGCGAACATAAGCGCCCATTGGTAGCGAGGCAATAGTGTCGCCAAGTAAGCGAACGCAGGCATAAACCGTTGACATCCGAATTGCAGTTTCAGGATTTACTTCAACGCCTGCCGGCATCATATAAGCAGGCCGGCCAGGGATGAGCGGTTGTAACCATTGCTCGCCGGTCTGTGGTTGATTCCGTCTCTCAGAGAAAGACCTAATGCGCTTTGATAATGACATCAGTTGCCTTTCTCAGTTGCCCAAATTAAAAACCCGCCAAGAACTATGAGAGCAAATGGAGGTGAAAACATCCAAACACCCGAAGTCACTAGAGCGACTCCGACTGCGCCAATTACGGCGGAGAGATCGAACTTCATTCATTCTCCTAGACTTGAATTGAATAGAACCGAGGCGCGGGCGCTTTAGGCGGTGCGGGTTGTGTTGCCCTGTCATAGCCAAAGATGGCAGCGACGGCGGCATCCACTTTTCGCCTTGCCGATGCCTTCGCCACCATCACACCACGACTTGATTGTTTCGTGACACAGTTGGCGACATGCCTTGCGAGTCTTTCATCTCCATCGTGTGTGAAGGATTGATTGACGACGGCTTCGTAAAATTTTTGAGTTGCAGGAACCATTCGCTCTGCGCTGTTGGGATATGCCACAACTGGCAACCCTTCCTCGTCGAGAACCATAAATGTTCGGTTCCATCTTGCGGGGTCGAAAACAATCTCTCTGACAGAAAAACGACTATCTCGACAAAAGTTGATGATTTTGGCTTCGACTTCCGCAACCGGAACGAACCACGATGAATCTGCATCTTGTGGCTTCTCCCAAAGTCCTGCAACGAATAAGTGAGGTTTGTCTGCGCCTAGGGCGAAGCCAACAAGAGCAGTTGAATCATTACTGAATGCGCCGTCAAAAGCAAGCACAACATCTTCGCCAGGAATGAATTGGCGGTCTTTATCTTCTAGTTGTTCCCAAGCTCCATTTGGAAGCCAAGCAACTGAAGTCGAAACGAATGTGTTGCATCGCTTCGTTCTAAATTCTGCTTCAGGTGTTCGCAATACTGCGCTTCTAAAATCTTCGACATCAACGATGTCACCAAGACCAGGATTGCCTTCTGCCCAAGAATCTTCGTCACGATGATTGAATTCAATCTTTGTCGGTTCCCACCAAGCGAAGAAGAATGAAGGATCATCTAGTTCGCCTTTAACAATTCGCTGTCCGTATTGATAAAGCGAATAGCAAAGTGAATCTTGCCCACCGGCTGCCGCTTTGACTCCGGCGGTTGTTATACCAAAAAGCAAACTGTCGGCGCGAGCGCCACCGGCTAGAGAGAGCGTGTTCCATAAATCCCAACTTGGTTGGGCGTGGACTTCATCAAAGATAACAAGAGGCGAAGGATTCAATCCTTCTTTTGTGTAAGCCTCGGCAGAGAGAACGCGATAAACCGATGACTTCTCTTTGTATTCAATAGCATCGCGGTAGAGAGTGAACATTGATGAAAGTTCTTCATCTAATTCAATCATTCGCTTCGCGGTGCCAAAAACTATTTTTGCCTGATCCTTGTCAGCAGCGCACGAATAAATTTCGCTACCGTTTCCGCCAAGAGTAAGACCGGCCAAACCCATAGAAGCAGCAAGAGCCGACTTGCCGTTCTTTCGGGCCATGCCCACCAGCGCCGTTCGATGTTTGAATCTTCCATCCTCCCTCCGAGCAAGTGCGTGTGACAGTAACTCTTTCTGCCAATCGCGAAGAACTAATAACTTGCCGGCAGGTGAAGCAACCGAATCCTTAGTCACTCGACATACGGCTTCGGCGAACTTTGAATAAATGTCGCCATCGCCCCTGTCACGGTCTGCCTGTGGAACTTCTGTGAGCCAGCGCGGAGGCCAACTCTTAGGATGAGACATTCTTTTGCGCAAGAAGCTCTTGAATCTTTGACCGAGCCTTCACTTCCGCAACCCCCAGTTTAGAACGATCCACCGGACTCAAACCGAGTTGGCAGAGAATCTTGAAAATTTCTGTCTCCGTTGTGGAGAGCATTGAGAACGCAGGGTTCGCATAAGCGTAACCTTTGTCTGTGAAAAGCACATAAGAAGTTGATTCGATTTGCTTTTGAAGTTCGCGCTTTCGATCTAACTTTTCACAAAGTTCTGTTAGCAAACGACCGTCTGTGTTTGCAATCCAAGGAGCCATTGAGCGAATTTGTTCCCATTCGCGTTTTGCCTTGCTTGACAAATGCGCAGGAGCAGACTCTTGAATTTGTGGGAGCGCGTGTAGCGTGGCCGAATCAGGCAGTTTGCGCTTGCCTGGATTGCCTAAAGCTCGCTTCAATTCATTTGGTTTGGCGTGAGTCATTTTCGTTTCTTAATTCCCCTGTAATTGATTTAAACCCCAGTAGGTATAAACTGCGGTAGTGCGTATTATGG